GAATGGGCAGAGGACATTATGTTCAATGCAGACGGATATGAAGCTGATGACGTAGTCACAGAAGTCGAAGGTAAAGAAATGACTAAGGCCGATGTTCGCAATGCTTTATTGCAGGCACGTAAAGCCCGTGACAAGTTCCTACCTGATCGCCTTGAAAAAATCCAAGCTATCGAGCAAAGCAAACAAATGCAGGAGCACTTAACTGCTCAAGCTAAAGCTGAGCTTCCTTGGATGCAGGGCGAAGACAACGATACACGGCGTGAATACGAAGCCATTATGAAAGACCCCAGGGTTGATACATTAATGACTAACCTTCCGCCTGACGTTAAAGCACAAATGCCTTACCTGTTAGCGCACGCCGCTAATAGCATCTATGGTCGAAAAGCTGTAAAGAGTACAAAGTCTAATGTAAGACTTAACCCTAGCAGTAATTCTACACCTAGTGCTGCTGGTTCGGAAAAACCTGCTAGTCGTACAAGTAAATCAATCAAGAACTTAAGTGCTCAGTTTAAGCAATCAGGTGATAAGAGTGACTTCATTACTCTCAGAACACTTCAATTACAAAACCGATAAATTAAATACTAAAATATTATGGCATTCTCAAATACATTCGACACCACTAATCCTGGTTCCGCTGTTTCTAATCGTGAAGACCTTACAGATGTACTTACCATCTTGGCTCCCGAAGAAACTCCCGTTCTATCATCTGCTTCTAAGAAACGCTCTAGTGCTACTTTCACTGAGTGGACCGTAGACGCTCTTTCTGCTCCTAGCACTGCTGGTGTAGACGAAGGTGCAGACGTTACTACATTCACCGATCAGTTCGCTGGACGTGCTCGTCTTGGTAACTACGTTCAAAAGTTTCGTCGTGACTTCCGTGTTTCGGATCTCCAAGAAGCTGTTGACTCCGTTGGCCCAGCCAAGGTTGCACAAGCTGAAGCTAAAGCCATTCGTGAGCTTAAGCGTGACGTAGAAGCTACCTTAATTGGTACACAAGATCGCAGCATTGAAAACGGTGCTGGTACACCTTACGGCCTTCGTGGCCTTGGTGACTGGATTGATTCCGCTGGTCCTGCTGACGTTCCTGCGAACTTCCGTACCCCTGCTGCTTCAATCTATGACATCAGCACACAAGGTGCATTTGGTGAAGAAGCACTTAACGACATGATCTCTTCGATCTATCGTCAAACTGGTAGCACCAACAACCTTATGCTTGTTGCTGACACTGGTCTTCGTCGTACGATTGCTGACTTCGCTCGTGTATCTGCTGGAGCAACTGAAAACATCCGTGCTGTCAACTACGATGGTAACAAGGCTGAGATCAAACTCTCTGTCGAGCTTTACCAAAGCGACCACGGTATCGTATCTATCGTCAACATGAACCCAGATACTGCTCCTGCTACACTTGCAGGCGGTACTGACTACAACGATGGTTACCTTATTAACCCTGAGTACTACGGTGTACACGAGCTGATCCCTATGGGTTCCAGCCGTCTGCCTAATCTTGGTGGTGGTGAGCGTGGATTCTGTGATTGCACTTTGACCTTGGGTGTTTACCATCCACAGGCTCACGGTAAGATCACTCAGTAATCCTGATTAAATTTCAGGGAGGGGCTGGTCCGATCCCAGCTCCTCCCTTTTTTTAACTTTAATTTTTAATATGGAAATAATCACAAAAGAAACTACCTTCTCTGATGCTGAGCTAGATGCTGCATTTATGGACGAAATCAAGAATGGATTTGCCCTAGAGAAACAGACTGAAGCGGCCCGTGTAGATCAGGCTCGTAAAGAAGCCACAGCAGAAAAAGGCAAGGTACACCCTGTATTAGGACGTTGCGTTGCAACTATTCCGCACCGTGAATACTTTCGACTTATTAAAAAATATGGACAAGAGACAGTGCACTCCAAGGAGTTCCTGACTTATTTCCAAAAGAATTTCTCAGACCTTACGCCGAACAAGCTATAATGCAGACAAAAACCTACAGCGATTTATATAATTTAGTAACGGCACTTTCGGGTGTAGGTAGCTTCACAACAAACGAGAAGCTTAATATTTTACAGTTCGTCAATCGACGAGCATTTGAAGCGTATCGGACTAGCCCTAGCTGGCCCAGGTACCTAGTTATTGGAGAAGAGCGTACGCTTGGTGCAGATGGACTTGTACCCTATGCGCAGACTGGACTTGATGATATTTCTGACTTTCAGCGTATCTATCGTAGTCAACCCTTTTTGCGGAACTCAGTACTGGAGTACGAGTTCTATGTTGATTCAAATGGAGCGCACATTCTAAATATAGTTACAACGGACTCAACGTCTGCATTTGTAAACTATCAAAAAGAACTACCTACCTTTACCGAGGAATCCACAGATATTCCTTATGAGTTTTTCTTCTATCTAGCGCACGCTGCATATGCTGACTTCCTACGGATGGATGGCCAGACTGACAAGGCTATTACGGAAGAACAAGTTGCGGGAACTTACCTTGCCCTAGAGCTAGAGAAGATTGACCTGCGTTCAAATAACAATACAATTAACCAGAAGTTTTCAACTTACGTAAACCGTCAATCAAGATAGCACCTGTGCTATAATACAATTATGAGTTCATCTAGAAATAATACCCTTGAATTTTCCTCAATTGGATCAGAAGTACTTAACGCTGGTGATTCCGTAAGTGGAAAACGCTACGGAGCTATTCAGTTAGTTACTGATACTAACTTTTCTGTCCTTACAGCAAACAATGTTGACCAGTCCCTGGCTGCATTGACTGGTGTAGGGATTGGTGCAGGCACAATTCTTTACGGTCAGTTCAGCGAAGTAGCTGTCACAAGCGGTTTAGTAATCTGCCACAAGTACTAATATGTATCTTAGCCTAAAGGGTTCCCTTGGCCATACTGCTATCACGGATAGAGTTGGCGAGAGCCTCCTTCAGATTGCTGAAGGATCTTCTGCGGCGTACAGTCTGCGCAACCTAGGATCGGATAGCCCTTCGGTTGTCCGTGTTCGACGTGAGTCAGACAATGCTGAACGAGACTTTTCGGCTCAAGATATTAATACCTCGGTTGTAGAGAACTGGGTAAACCAGCAGATTATACCTCCGCTGGATCTACGGGAGCTTACACCTACGGGTCGTGACGGCCCTCTTATTCCAGCTGCGGCGGCTTACTCCCTTCGTAGCCTTGGGACGAACCAGTGGAGTTACGGTGGCGACACTGTTACTTACACCTCGGACTTCAGTGCTGGAGTTAATGGGTGGTTTGCTGACCCAGCCAGTTCTGTTACTACAACGCCAGACCCAGTAGGCACACTGGACGTACTTAAATATACAATTGATACAGAAGCGACTGCAAAATGGGCTAGCATAACTGCATTGACTCCAGGGCAACAATATACTGTGCAAGCTGAAGTCTATGTCCCTTCATCAAATGTGGATCTTGATAGCATCGTCCTAATGGATGCGGCTGGTTTTATGGCTACATCTTACCTTGGAATCCAAAGGGACGAATGGGTTACAGTATCAACAGCTGGCACTGCAACTATTTCGGGGATAAATATCCGTGGTGCTTCTGGCACGACAGCAAGTGCATACAACGGCTTCCAAGGCAACGGCACAGACGTATTCTACGTCCGCAACGTAGTAATTTCAGAGACCCTAGGTGACTCCAACTACCTACCTGCTGGTAAGTATGTGACTCAGGTACGTCGAACCTCTGACGACCAAGTGCGTTCCTTCACGGCTGTTGAGGTGTCCAACGGGACGCTGCTGGATTGGGTGAATGCTGATGTAGACAAGCTGGACTTACAGCCAGAAACAGGCGGTCTAACTGGTAACGTTACCAACGAGACGGCTACAGGGTTTGACTTCTCGGTAAACAATGAGGGGTCTACTGGGTTCAAGAATTTATTAGAAGGTTCATCTGCCCTAGCTGGAACTTACGTTATAACTTTTGACGCTGTGCTAAATTCTGGCAATTTTACTGGAGTAAGAACTAGAACTTCGATTCCGAATCAACAGACAGATATAATTTCTGGAGCAAACTCAATAACCTATGATGTTGCGTCTGGTAGCAATATTCAGTTTTATGTTCTAGCCACAGCAGTCGCAGACGTATCCATCACAAACATCACGCTGACACAGACCACAGCAGACGGACACGTCAGCACTTGGTACGACCAATCAGGCAATACTAAGCACGCTACCCAAGCGACTCCTGCGAGCCAGCCTAAGATCGTGGACGCTGGGGTGCTGGTAGCTGGTGGTATTGACTTTGATGGGGTGGATGATTATTTTGCTCTTGATCTAGGAGCTGACCTAGCGCAGCCGAATAGCTTTTTTATGGTTCATGAGTCTGATACTCTCGGCTTTGATACAAATGAGTTTTTTGACGCAGTAGGAACTTCTTCACCTAGAACGCTCATCGACTCAGTTGCGGGAAAGTATAGGTTAGCAGCACCAAATGACTTTACATCAACATTAACAATAGACCTTGCCCAGAAGACTGTGGTCGGAGCATTTGCAAATTCTACCTCCTCATTTTTATCTAAGAATGGAGAAATATCTGCAACTTACGACGCAGGAACTGATGGTGTTGATCAGTTTTCTTACATTGGACGTTCATTTACTCGATACTACGACGGCAAGATGGATGAGTTCATCATTTACAACTCCGACCAGTCAGACAATCGTACAGCCTTTGAGTCCAACATCGGTGAGGTCTACGGCATCGCTGGTATCCCTGCTTACGACAATACTGTCAACGGCTTTGTGGAGACTTGGTATGACCAGTCAGGTAACGGCAATAATGCTAGTCAGTTGACTGCTAGTCAGCAGCCTAAGATTGTTGATACTGGGGTGCTGGTTACTGACCGTGATGGCAAGGTGGCACTTAATGGTAAGGGAGCTTCATTAGCCCTACCAGGTAATGCTCCGATGTTATCAGCGGATGGCACTTACTCAGTGTTTGCTGTTGTCGATTTTGATGACCAGCGAAATGGTAATGAAGACTTCGATGGGATTTTAAATTTTGAGTCAAAAACCACTGGCGGCTCATCTTCGTTTAGAAAGCCTTATATTTATTCGGGAAAGAATGACGGAACATTAAGACTTAGTAGTTATAGTTTCCCTGATGGAACTGCAGTGCTTACTAATTCTGAAACACTTAGCGTTCAGCTTCTTACAAATATCGCTAACCCTGCGCTTTCTACTGGAAATAACATTGGTTATGCAGATGGGGTTTTAGTAACTTCTAGTAATACCAACACAGATGTAAACACAGAAACCTTAACAAGTGTTAATGCATATTTTTTCGACGCAGACGAAACAACGGTAACAAATTTCTTATCCGAAGTTATCTACTACCCCTCCGACGAGTCAGCCAAACGTGCTGCTATTGAAAACAATATTGATAATCACTACGGAATTACTTCTGCTGGATCCTATGTAAATGCAGCAGGTGACTCCTACATCAATGCAGCAGGCGACACTTACCTACAACCTTAAGAAAATATAACCTAATAATATTATGGCAGACATAACAGTATCAACAGACATCGACAGTTTCTTGCAGAGCGCAACAGACGCATCAGCACGGACTAATCTCGGACTAGGCACAGCGGCTACCACGGCAGCTGCGGACTACGCTACGGCGGCACAAGGCGCACTAGCTGCATCAGCACAGCAGCCACCAGTAGAAGGTCCTTTTGTCGATGGCGACAAGACCAAGCTGGACGGCATCGAAGCAGGTGCAGAGGTCAACACGATCAACACTGCACTTGCTGGCGAACCAACTGGCAGCGACCTAGTCCTGAATGCAGTCAGTCTTACTCAAGCTGAGTACGACGCTGGCACACCAGTCGCTACTACATTCTACATCATTACTTAAAGTATGGCTTTATCACTCGGCAGTGCATTAGCGACTAAAGTATATCTCGGAGCAACTGAGATTAACCTAGCATATTTTGGCGCAACACAAGTATACACTAGCTCTGCTTTCTCGGCAGAGGCACAGAACTACTTTGACCGCTTGGACACTGCGGGTGATACGACATACACGGCTTACAAGCAGCCACTAGCTAACTACATTGATAGTCTAGTAACGCTCGGCGGTGCTTACTGGGACGATATGCTATCCTCCACATCCTTCGTGGGTGTAGGTATTGAAGGTGTAACTGTTCCTCTACGTGACGGAATGACTGTCCCTACTAACAACAACTTTGTTGTGGGTGATCTGGATCAGTTGACTGGTCTGAAGGGTGATGCATCTACTAAATATATTGCTCTCAATGTAGCTGGGACTGCGCTACTCCAAGACAACGCATCGGCATCCGTTCATATCACGACAGCCGCAACTGGGGCTAACAAGTTCTATATGACAAATGCGGGAGGTGCTAGTCTATCATTGCGATCAACTCCGCAGCAATCCCTTAACTCGTCATCATTAGCGACACTCGGAACAGTCCCTACATCTGGAATCTACGGAGCATCGAGGGCATCAAGCACTACAATCGACGTTCGCAGCAATAATACTAGTTATTCGGCAGCAATCACATCTATTGCCCCAAGTTCAAATGACCTCTACGTATATTCGATTGGAGCAACCCCATCTGCTGACGCTCGACTAGCAACCTACCACGCTGGCCCTGCACTTAACCTCGCTACCCTAGAAGGTCTGCAAGAAACCCTAATCACAGAAATCGCAGCAATTTAATTATGACTCCATCAGAATACCTAGCTACTAATCCTACGCCTGAAGAACACAGCTACAACTATCTTCTGATTCCAGCAGAACTGCGGGACTCAATGATCGCAAAGCAGGACACCCTGACTACTAGCAATCATATCAGCCCAGTGCTGTTGATTGACGGACGCTACGGTGCTTGCTGTGACCTTTACACAGAGGTCGGCGCAGGCGGTATCTACCACGAACTGTGGGAGATGCTTGACCAAGCTAAACTGGAAGAATGCG